TTTTTCTATCCGTAGCTGATACACCAAGTAAGACACGTGAAGACTGCATCCTACGTCTAAATCCTTCTGGCATAAATACATTACTCTTGTTTTCTGCAGCACGTTCTTCTTCTGCTGTAGTGGTAATACCAGCGGTTTTTAGTGGTCCTTTAAATGCATCTTCAAGTGGATCAGGTATGATGTTATCAAGAGTTGGTGTTGTCATAAATGAAGGGTCTTCTGTTCTCAGGTTTTTAACTACATCAGTTCTATAGCCCCTTGCTCTATCAATATTTATAGATTGATTTGCTTGCGCTAACCAAGACTTAACATAGTTTGACATAAACTCACCAGCAAATCTAGCAGCCTCTTCACCTGCACCTATATCTGTAGCCTCAAACATACTTGCAACATCTTCAATTACAGAGAATTGATTTGGTGATCTTAGACTAGATGATAAGAACAAATCCCTAAACTCTAGGTAATTAAATTTATCTAAGAACACACCATTCTCTACGTCAATAGCTGCCTTAGACAAGTATTTAAACTGTGCAAAAGGATATATAGCAGTAGTATTTATTTCTACTCCTTCTGATCTAGCCCTTAACATTTCAGATATTTCAAAGTCTAGTCTAGCAAACTCTTGTTTTTTGTAGGCAGGATCAAGGGTCTTATCATTATTAATATACTCTCTTTCCTCTTCTGCCTTAATTAAAAACGCATCTATCTGATCATTAGTAGGTCCAGTAATAACCATTTCTGCTTCGTCTGTTTCTGTGCCTGTGGCTTTAAGTAATTTAATACCTGCAAGCACAGTAGCTATACCTACTATATTTCTAGCTACACGTTCTCTGTCTTTAGTAGTAAAAGGATTTGGTTTTTTAGGGTTCCAACTATAATCTTTATAGGCTGTACCCATAGTGGTTAGATTAAGTATTTTTTTGGTAAGAGGTATTGATGCCCCACCCATAGACTGTCCCATAAATTCCATGCTAGAAAAAAGAAACCTAGAGAATGGCTCTACTATTGTACCATACTTACTAATAAATCTATTTAATTCTTTAAGCATTGGAACCTGCGGTTCACCAGCGTATGTACCTGCCAAGGCTCTGTAATTAGCTTCATCTACAAGAGTAAGAAAACTAGGTGCGCCCTCTGGCCTAACATCAGAAGTATCTTTTAATAGGTTAGGAAGTTTACCTTCTAGTAAAGCGTCACGAAAGTCAATGTTATAATTATCAAAGACAGTTCTTTCTAACTCACTAATAAAAATAGCTTTACGTGTCATCATTTCCTGTAGAGTATTAGGAATGTTTAATGCACCTACAATATCTTCTGCCTCAGATAAAATTGCATCTGCATACTGTCCTTCAGTAAGTTTTTCGGTAAAGGTGTTAGTCCCACGCCCTCTTGCAACTTGAATATCATTAACACGTTCATAAAACATTGATGCTTGTTTAGCTAACTCAGGACGCTTTAACAATAAATCTGTCATGTCAGCAGCTACATCAGGTCTGTTGTACATTAAATCAAATAATTTAAAACTTCTTTTCCAGTTATCAGGAGAGATTAATTTATATCCTGCCCCTACAAAACCTCCCTGTGGACGTTCACCTTTTTTAGCTAATCTAATTGGTTTATCATACTCAATCATAGCACTGTCTACTACATTAAACAAACCTTCAAGTGGCGCACGAATAAATGTACTAGTAAAGTTACGTGCCATTGTAGCAAATTGAGAAACCATCATACCTTTTCTAACGCCCTCAAGTCTAGCCCACATTTTAGCAGGAACACTTTCTGCCTCAAGTATAGCACGATTTCTTTCAAAGTCTAGTTGTCTTGCAGGAGTTAGTTTACCAAGTACAGCCGCTTTTTGCAGTATAGTACCTGCCAAACTAAAATCACCTATAATAGACATACCATATTCTTCAAAGGACATTCCAAATTCTGCTAAATCATCTATTAATTGTTGGTCAGGTATCAAGTCTCTTTTTGCAGTAAGGTCAAATAAAATATCTATGACAGGACGTTTTGATCCATCAGGAAATTTGTTATTCCATAACGGAACTCCATCTGCATCCTTTACTCCTTCAAATCTTTTTTTATACCTGTCAGCTATTGCTATCAAAGCATCAATATTTTCAGGTTTCATTATTGGTTCGTACAAAGTTTGATTAGGGGTGTTTATTCTAGCTAAATCTGTAACGCCTTGTTGAGAACTATCTCCTGCACCGGGAGTTATATCACGCATAAATTCTGCAGTAGTTCTACCTTCTTTTAATTTCTGTTTATCAAAGGCTTCATAAGTAATAGACCTACCGACATTACGTACTGTATCATAGTTTACTACTTTGTTTCCTACTTCACCATCTGATATACGTCTACCACCTAACTTCATTTCAATAGATTCAATAACGTCTTGTGTAACTGTATTATCTGCAACGGCTGCAGCTTTTCTGGCACGTTCCTGTGCTTCACGTACAGCTTCTTTAGTTGCACCTTCCATTAAAGAAACAGTATTTCGTCTAGCAGTAAACTTTGCCTCTTGTTCTTTTAAAGTTCTCATGTTTTTAGTTATGGCATTTGCACTATACATAGTAGATACTGTGCCTGTGCTTAGAACAGATGCACCCATTGCTTCTGTAGCTGCACCTATAGCCTCACCATAGCCCAGTACTAATTCTCTAGGACTTGACTTCTTTTTAAATCTACCAAAACCAGACAGTAAATTCTTTGCACTCTCATAAAATTGCTCACCTATTACACCATACGTACCATTCTTAGCAAGCTCCATATCTTTTATCATAATATCACCAACACCTGCCATAGCGTATTGAATACCATCTGCTAGTTTAATACCTAACTTTAAGTCTACTTTAGCTACACCAGCAATAAGGTACTGCATAGGATCACGTACCTCATTAGTTTTAAATGTAGTCATTTCTTTTATAAACTCAGCTTTAACTTTAGCAGTTTCTTCTTTTGACATATCATCTATATCAAATACATCTGCTGTACCTTCTGGTCTATTTCTGTTTATTTCATCTAATACAGAATCTTCTTTATATTGGCTAGGTACTACTGTACCTTCTGGTGTTACATAACCAGACAGTTCTTCCATTAATGTGCGTTCACGATTATATATACTGCTTTGCATTTCACTAGACAAAGCAGCATCTGCCCCAAGGGGATCATCTACAGGATCAGCACGTGGTACTTGCGGTCCAGCATCACCTGATGGCACACCACGCTGCACATTAGATTGTTCTAATGCAACACTGTTTTCTTTAGATTCTAGTTCAACACCTTCAAACATACTTGAAAGATCATCTTGATTTGTTTGAGTTACAATATCTATTGATGGTTGTTTTTTTATACTACTGTCAAGCGTAATACCCTCAAACATATTAGAAATATCAGACATTAAAAAATCCTAGTTAAATTCAAAGAAAGTTTGCATAGTTCCATTAACAGCATTCGGTATTGTTGGTTGTCCAGTATATACAAAAAACTTTGCACCGCCAGCTACATCTATTACAGAACCGGGAAGTATAGAATTAGTTGCAACAGCGTTTTGAAACTCTTCTATAGTACTATATTTTTTTGTGTTACCACTTTCTACTACACTAGCACCAAATACACGTAAACTTTTTACAGCCTCTTCTCTATTAAAGTCAATTTTAGTTTGCATACTAGGACTAAACTGTGCATAACTATTTTCTAACCCTTGTAAATTTTTTAATATTGCAGATTGAATTTGTCCTGTTGATCCTGCCTTCAAAACATATTTTTTATTTTGTTTATCCCACTCAGCAAGTTCTGCAGTCTCTAAAGCCTGTCCTTCTGTTTGCCTAAATATACTTTCCATACGTGTAGCACCTAGTCCACCAGAAAAAATATCAGTAGTATCTGCATCAGGTTCTGCTTTTTCTTTAGCAGCTTCATAAGACTTAACACTATTTTCTATAGTAGCTCTTTCTGCAGCTAACTCTGCTAGTTTAGTTTCATTACCTTGAAACTTTAATACATTTCTCGCATTAATTGCAAGCATTTCTCCAAAGCCACCCTCATATTTTTCTAATGCGGCAGCAGTAGTTTTAAATCTACTAGTAAAAGGACTTACTCTACCTCTTGGGCCACCAGAAATAGGGGGAACTTCTGCTATCATAGAAGATGTTCTGTAGTTTGCACTAGCATCTTGATCTGTAGGAAGTTTTTTTGCATAGTCAAGGGCATACTGTGCTTGGGCATTTCCACCTGCCATAATATCTTTTACTTGATCTTCTGTATAGTATAGAGATAGCATTTCTGTACGTTCTTCAGCTTGTCTTTTTTTAGATGCCCTTGCTTTTTTCCTAGCTCTAGAATCTGCACGTGCTTCAGTAGCAATTTGCCATTGCCTTGCTTCTGCAGTTTCTTTTTGACGCTGCAAAGCATCCCTACGCTCTTGTATTCCTCTACTACCAGCACTTGCAGCACCACCTAAAAATGACATTAAATTAAAACCCATTACATTTCTCCCTGCGTAGTAGGTGCATCACTATTTGGACGGGCCATTAATCCACTTGGCTCTGCATCTTGTTGCGGCATTTCTTCTATTGTATTTAAGCCTTCATTTTCTTCTTCCTCTGGCAATTTACTTTTAAATTTTTTCATAGCTAACGCAATATTAGCAGGAGATATTTCATCTGTATTAACCGGTTTAGTTAGGCCCATATTATATTCTATTTCAGCTTCGTCTGCAACATACGCAATAAGTTCCATAATTACAGGAAGCAATAACATAGATACATCAATAGTATGTAAGCCTTCCATAGCGCTTGTTTGTACAATTATTTCAGCAATAGATGTTACAGGAGTACCCATTTCAAGAGTATCCAACAATGGTTCATTAAGGGCTGGATCAGTAATTTTTTTAACATAGTGTTCTAGTGCTTCTTCTACCGTCGAATACTTTGCAGGTTGTTGCCACGGCCTAGAACCAATTTCTGCAGTTAAAGATTGTCCCGGTATAGAAGTATCAAAAATAAAATTACTCTCTTCCATTTTTTAAACTCACTCTTGCTTTCTGTATAATTTCAAATTGTTCCATTAAATAGTCTACTGGTTCTATTTTTTTATCTTCTTTTTTTGTCAATTTATTACGAGAAAGTAGTCCTGTTGTGGGTTCTTTTTGTAATACATTTCTGCCCATAGTTTTTTTAAGGTATTCTGTATAAGTTATAAGTGCTTGACCGTTTAAAGACATTACTATTCTCCTAATTTATATTTATTAAACAATGCTTGATACTGCGTTTGACATTAATGTACCTACAAAATCTCCTATAAGATTTGAGGACGCTAAGTCTGCTTCCATTTCTGCCTGTGTTCTTTCTCTATTTGCTGCTAAATGACTTAGCGTTACAGCATTTTGTCTATCTCGCTCGTTATCTGATGAAGTCCATGCCCATTCCATTTGATCAGCATGTTCTTGCCACAGATTATTATACGCCGTATTAGATACATCAAGTAGAGCCGCAGCATTAAGTTCATTAGCTCTATTAGTAGCGGCATTTGATGCAGTTGCAATTTCTCTACGCCAAACAGCATTAGACTGTGCAACTACTAATGCGTTTTGTGCATTAAATTGATCTCGTTGATTTACTACTTCTTGGTTAAATTTAGCAATAGAATTTTCTTCGCCTTTATTAAACTGTTCCATAGCATTACTTTGTGCTACATTAAATTGACTAACTTGTTCTCTAAGATTAGTAAAGAATTGTTCTGCTTGGTTTTCTGAACTAGCGTTAAATTGTTTAGCTGCATTAGTTGCTGCTTGATCTGAAAGTATTACATTTGCACGAGCTTGATTTTTAAATACTTGAACTTGTTGTCTATTATCTAAATTTTTAAAGTCCATATCTAATAAAGCTTTAGCGTTTAAGGCAGCAGCCTGTTGTTTATTATCTAAATTTTTAAAATCCATAGCTGCCATAGTTGCAGCATCAGCCATAATTTTAGCATTCTTTGCGCTCATGTTTGATAAGTCTGCTGTAGCTACTATTCTTGCATTTTCTAAAGTAATTTGTTGATCAGCAGTAAAATTTAAATTAGCAATATCACTAATTTTAGATGCATTAATTACTCTTGATTGAAACTTTTGATCAAACTCTAATTTAAGAAAGTCTGCTCTTTGTTGTGCAGCAAGCATAGTAGTCTGTTGTCTGTTGCTAAGATTGTCTCTTTCAAACTGTGCAATGGTTGCAGCATCAGCTTGTGCAATAGGCAGTGAAGCCTCCATAGCTGCTTGTACAATGGCTTGTCCTGCCATGCTACTAGCACCTAGCCCACGTGCAGCAAGAGTTGCTGTAGCTTGTCTCATAGCTCCTGCTGCCCATGCTGGTGAAGCACCACCTTCAAAGTCTTCCATCAACCCTTCTAGTTGTGCTTTAACTGTATATCCTTTGTCACCTTTTTTAATAAGATTGCCATCTTTATCGTATGTATCTCTGGCACCTGTATCTATTTGTGCAGCTTTTGCTTTATCTATTGTAGTATCTACTTTAGATTGTTCTTTGTCAGTAAATCCAGCTTCACTTACAATTTCTCCATAGCTAATAATATTACCATCTGCATCATATACATTTTCAGTTTGCAACTTACGTTTAGTGGCATCATTTAATGCATCAATTTGATTTACATTTGCAGATTTTATAAGGTTGCCATCTTTATCATATACATCTTTAGTTAAAATCTGTTCGATGCCTTTAGTAATTAGCTTGCCATCTTTATCATATTCATCTTTTAAACCAAGTCCAGCTACATCTGTAGCACTAGCTGTTACTGCATCCATTTCTGCTCTATCGGATACAGTGCCTTGTGCCGCTTTAGCTCCACCCTCTTGAAACTGCTCTGTTGGAGCGCCTTTAACCCAGCCTTTAGGTGCAGTGTAACCGCCTGTATTAACAGTAACTATTTCACCTGTTATTGGATTATGAAAAGCCTCTGCTGCCGCTGTGACAGGCGTACCGGCAGGGGGAGGCGTGAAACCAGCTTCATCAGCGCCAACTTGTTTGTAATCTCTGGTAACTCCCCCTACAACTTCACCCATTCTAGTTTCTGCTTTATCAGCAGTTACAGTAGCTGTAGCTTTACCTGTCTGTGCATCCCTAGCATTGCTAATAGCGCCCTTTGGAAATGCAGCGTCATAAGCGTCTATTAAACCTTGATACCCAGCAGTTACAGTTCCATCACGTTTGTATGCGGTAATGACTTGTTCTGGAATGGCCCCACTATTAATTAAGTTATTGTATAAAGTGTCATACTCGCCTTTTTTTGCAAGGTTTGTAGTATCTTCTGTTGCTTCATAAGATTTTCTTGGGTCACGAAATGCCCCTGTTCCTTTAGCTACACCTTCACTAGCAGTTGCTGCAGGATCACCAATTCTATTTCCCGCTGCATCGAAAGTACCCACAGCACCAGAACCTGCAGCAATATCTTCAGATGTTTGAGCAACAATACCAGTAGCTGTTACTTTACCACCAGTAGGTAATGCAGGTGCTTGCATACGATCTACTGTAGTTTGACCTATGGTATTCACAGCAGTAGTAGTATCACCATCACCATCACCTGCAGCACCATCACCTGCAGCACCATCACCTGCAGCACCATCACCTGCAGCACCATCACCTGCAGCACCATCATTGGCAGCATCTGGATCGGGATTACTTTCATCGTGTACATGTCCTGCTACACCCCCGTCATGGTATTGTTTACGTACCATACCACCTTGCACCATTTGTATAGCTTTACTTTGAAAGTCCTCAAACTTTGACAATGCTTCAGGATCAGACTTTAAAAAGTCCTTAAACTTTTTCATGTCACCTTTATAGCCCAACGTACCAGCTATACGTTGCATTGCTTCTGGTTTAAATCCTTGAAATTGAATTGCTGTCATTGTTTATTATCCTCTATTGTCATAAGACAAATTATACCTATTTTAATTTTCTTGTCAAGTAACATAATGTTACATTACTCAAATCCGTCTTTTAATCCGTCTAGTATGTCTTGCACACTTACTTTTTTCTTAGCATTAGGTGTGTACCTGCACATGTATGTCTTAGGACACTCACTAAATTTAAACATAGGGTAGTGGTAGCCTATTGTACCATTAGGTCCACGGTAAATGCAAACCATTTCTCCCTGTATCTTAACTCTTTTTGCTAAGTGACACTGTACAAACTCAGGTCTACTTAATAGCCCTGCTAATACAAGGGGTAACACAACAAGATTAATCATTAACCAATTCCTAGTGCTATCAGATATATGCCCCCACCTAATACACCAATAATTAGTAACGATAGAGTACATATAGCTAAGTTATTCTGTATCTGTCTTTTACTTTCCATAGCTTTATATATAGTCTCTTCTCGTTCTTTACGTATTTGTCTACGCATCCCTAACATTTCATCGTATGTGCCTACACCAAACCTAAAGTCTAACATAAACTTTATTTCTTTTTCTTTTTCAAGCAATGTTTTTTTACGAACAATAATGTCCATTGCCTGTTGCTCTATATTCTCAGAGCCTTGTGTAGCTTTATCTAACCATGTAGGTTTCTTACGTTGTGACTCAGCCCTAGTAATATCAGCTACTGCACCGTACCACTTACCTAGTTGCTGTGATACATCCTGTATCTCTCTACCAGCACCTACTAGCATCTTGACCCCTTTGAAGGCTGCATTAGCTGCAGCAAAAGCTGTAACGGGGTCAATCATTTAATTAATTCTGTGCGTGACTAGTTGTAACCACATTTAATGCTTCCTTAATTGCTTCTACATTGGCATCAATACGTGCAATCATTACGTCATTCTCATGTACTTCACTAGCTAGTCTAGCATTGTCTGTACGTACTTCTGATATAGTAGCCTTGTTGTACTTAATGTCTGATACCATGCCTGATACTGACCAGATAATAGCTGCACCTTGTACAAACAAACCAAAAATTAATGTTATTGGTATAGATTTATTCATGTGCCAACTATCTTTAGTCATTGTTATTATTCCTTATTTGTAATTTATTAGGATCATACTCTTGATAATCAGAGGGTATGGCCTCAAAACACTCAGGATATGCTTCTGCACGTATTGCACTAATACCTGATTTAAAAAATTTACTAAGGTCTTTTACTGTAACTTTTATACCTTGTGGATTATTTAAACTGTCTTGTTTGCAACAAACAATACAAGAAACTGTATCAACGTTTAACTCTTGTAAAGCTGCTAGGCACTGATTGCCTCTATTAACTTTGTATGTGCCGTCTTGTTTTACATTACCACAACATAAAGGGTTGTTTAATCCTTCTTTAAGTATGGACTTTTTTATTTTTTCTCTTGCATAAACATATCTATCTTCATTTAAACTACGAGATACACCAAAGTATAATTTATTAATAGGTATTTTAGCATAAATTAAAATACTCATTATCCATTAAGTGTGTCTAAATCATCCCAAACACGTTTAGCGTGGGCTGCAGGATCAAACGCAATGGTTTCATCAGGGTCACTAGGATCAGGATCAGTCCAACTATTTGCACTTGCCATATTAGTCAGGTATGTTTGCAAGTCTGCCTTAGATGTAATCTCAGCAATAGCACCTGATATGTCTGCACCATCATCAGCTATGCCTATCATAATCCAATCTTGAGGACTTGCTGTATCAGGATCAAATACAGGGTACATACCACCTGTACTTTGAGGTACACCAAACTTTAACCATGTAGGTATCGTACCATTTGATTCTAGTCTGTACTTTACTACTTTATACGCCATCTGTTTTATCCTCTATCTGTGGTGTATTGGTCAAAGATGTTTCGTCATATATGACAAACCCACGGCTCTCTGCAAAATCACTGGGACAATGCGCCCACTTGTCTGCACAAGCCTCTAGCCATTGAACAGTGTGATGATGCTCTGGGGCTTTACCTTCTTTGACAAGCTCATTTTCCCAATTAAGGTATGACATAACTTCAAGCTGTGCCTGTGCTGCATTAATCCCAAGATCAAATAAGTAGATCATGTTACCTTCGTCAATCACACCGTTGCGTGGTCTTGCAGAATTAAGTGCCTGTTTCATACAGGTCATAATGTGATACTTAATTTCCTCTAACTCATAGTCAGCCTCAGTAAGCTCTTCTTTGCCAATCTTCTTCATCAAGTTTTCATACTGGTTGGTAAAGAAGTTTAACTTACGAACAGCAGCCTCAACATAACCACGACCACTAGCTGCTTGTGCTTGCATTTCGTTGATCTTTATTTCTAGCATTTCCTGCTCAAGATCGTCTGTCTCCATACTTAGCTTACGTTCTAGCTTTTTGAGTTTTACTTCTTTCTTTTTCATATTGAAGTAGCCCTCTTGCAGAGCAGCTTTAGTCTTCTCAATCTCAGCTAGTGAGTGCTTCACAGAACGGATAGGAGTGATTGCAGTTACGTCTAGTGTAACACTCATCATCTGTGAGTGAGACTTGTAAAAGTTAGTAGATGCCTGTGCAATAGCAGGAGCTTTATCTTTAATGTTAGCCAACATAGACTTGTACTCAGGCTTCGCAGATGGAAGCTGGATGTTAAGGTCTGTTGTAGCTAATGCCGTTTCTTGAATTGTATCTTTCATAGTTTTCTTTCTTGTTGTTATTATGCTAAACCGCCGTGTGAAACTGAAGCAGTACCTGCAAGAGTGTATTGCAATCCAAGATCACCAAAGTCACTTGCATTTCCTGTTGATGCAATAACTATATGTTCAATTCTAGTATTATCACCACTTGGCGCACTTGTCCCTGCTGCAAAATAACCAAGTGTTTTAGAAGAAGCTCCAGCCGGTGATTGTTTAGTTTCTGTTAAGTCACCAAAGTCTGAAGCATTTCCAGTTGAAGCTATGGTAACGTATTGTATAACATTAATACTGCTGCTAACAAAGCCACCAGCTATTACCCCTCTTGTACTACTAGCAAGTGCGCCGGGAGATAAATTAGTTGTTAAAAGATTGCCAAAATCAGTAACATCACCTGTAGAGGCTATAGTAATATATTTAATTTCATCCCTTTGATTACTGTCATAACCTCCACAAAAAAGTCCTCTTGTTGTAGATGCAAGTCCTGCCTGACCATAAGAATTTTCATCAAAATCACCAAAATCAGTAGCATTGCCAGTTGTATCAATAGTTACATATTCAATAATATTGTTTGCATTTGTGCCACCACCCACTCTAATAGCTCTTGTACCATTAGAAAGAGAACCCGGTTCATATGCTGCAGTAGTAGCATCTCCAAAATCAGCACCATCACCTGCTGTAACCATATTATAATATTGAATATTATTTACTCTAGCATTGGTTGAATCTACTATACCCATAAAAACTATAGCACGTGTAGAGGAAGAACATTGACCTTTTCCACCATTTCTAACGATTGTATGCAAATCTGCCCAATCAGAACCATCATTACCTGTGGTAGATAAATTAATAGATTTAATAGTTTTAGAACCACTTTGAGGATCAAAGCTTGCAAAAAAACCTCTTTGTGCATTCCCAGACGTAGGCCAATTACCACCTCTTACATAATCATATTGATCTTGTAAGTTCCACACACCAGATGCTGCATCATCCTGAAACTGACCACTAGGTTCTACTTTTGTGGCAGAGATTATGTTGCCTGTCATTTGTTTATATGACATTATCCTAGTCCTCCATGTGCATCACTTATACCACATGTAGAAACACCATTATCTGCAGCTAGTAAGTCACCAAAGTCAGTAGAGTTACCTGTTGTAGCTATTTCAACAGACTGCATTACATCAAATCTAGCAGAACCGGACCAACCACCACAAAAAACAAGTCTGGTTGTTCCTGATAAAGCTCCTATTGTTCCTGAGTTTGTTGCTAACAAGTCACCAAAATCTGAAGCGTTACCCGTACTTGCTATAGTAATGTAATCTATTGTATTTACAGCAGCTTGTGATGCGTTTTCTCCACCACCAAAAACTCCTCGCACTGAGTTTCCACCGCCACCACCTTGTGATCTACCTACTGACAAGTTCCCAAAATCTGTAGCGTTTCCAGTAGATGCTGTAGTGATATAATCTATTACATCGCTACCATGTGCTGCAGCAACACCACCAGCTATGCAGCCTCTTGTAGTTGAATTACAAGCCTTATCAGAAGACCTTCTTGACACAGTTAAATTACCAAAGTCTGCAGCATCACCTGTTGAAGCTATAGTAATATATTGCAGTGTATCACGATTGCTACCTGTTGCAGTGTGTGTAACACCTCTTGTACCGTTAGATACAGAGCCACCACCATAGCTATGTGATCCACCTAGACTGTTGTTGAGATCACCAAAGTCAGTGGCATTGCCTGTTGTAGCTATCGTAATGTAATCAATAGTACTGCCTGTTTGACCACCAACAAACACACCTCTAGTAGCTGAAGATAAAGCACTAGGTCTTGCCTGTGTTACTGTTCTATCACCAAAGTCTGCGGCATTACCTAAAGTAATAATATTAATAAACTGAATGACATTAGTATTACCAGCAGAGGTTCTACCCCCACCCATAATACCTCTTTGTGGTGGAACAGGCCAATCACTAACATACTGAAGATGTGTTGAGATACTCCATACGCCATTATAGTTGGGCATTATGAAAGTCCTCCATGACCACTAGAGCAACTTGCAAAAAAGCCTTGGGCTTGTAATAAATCACCAAAATCTGTTCCGTTCCCCGTAGAGGCTATAGTAACAAATTCTATTCTATTAGTTGAAGGGTTTCCCCCTCCAAATAATCCCCTAACCTCTGATGAGCAACTAGACAGATGATTAGCCGTTACTTCCAAGTCTCCAAAATCTGTAGCATTACCTGTAGACGCTATGGTAATAAATTCAATAGTATTAACTTTGCCACTGCTAGTTTCACCACCACCAAACAACCCCCGAGTAGAGGAAGAACAACCCGTATGGCTATCTAAAGGAGTAGATAAGTCTCCAAAATCTGAAGCATTGCCTGTAGAAGCTATTGTTACATACTGTATTACATCTTGCCTTGAACCTGTAGTACCCCCACCAAAAACACCTCTTGTTGGTGATGCAAAACCTGTAATTTCTTTTATATCAGAAATTAAATTTCCAAAATCTGTAACGTTACCTTCAGAAGCCATAGTAACATACTCTATTGTATTAGTACTGCTAGAGGCTTCTTGACCTCCCCCAACCATACCTCTTGTAGAATTTGAAAGCGCCGCCAAGTATCTTCTACCAGCAGATAAGTCTCCAAAATCTTGTGCATTCCCTGAACTAGCTACGGAAAAAAAATCTATTACATCAGCTCTACCACTTGCTTGACCTCCTGCTCGTAATCCTCTTGTTTTACTGGCAAAAGAAGAAGTTTCTGCAACAGTTTCAGTTAAATCTCCAAAGTCTTGTGCGTCACCTGTAGAGCCAATGGATACATTTTGTATTTGATTTAATCTAGCAAAACCGCTATTATATCCCCCTACAAAAAAACCTATAGATAAAATAGGAGTAAAACTAGCACTAGCATCGCTAGGAGAAGATGTACCGTAAGCATTTATAGCCCACACTTTAGCTGTAGCTGCAGTACCGTTAGTAAGACTGCTTACAACAATAGGTGAAGACGTACCTGTACCAGAACCTGCACTATAAGCTGTACCGTCTGTACTAACCTGTGCAACAAAACCTGTGATAGCAGAAGTACCTGTATCAGTAGGAGCAGTAAATGCTACACTTACCTGTGCATCACCAGCCGTAGGTGTAATAGCTGTTGGTGGATCAGGTGCATCTAATCCATCAGTACCAATAAAGCCACCGTTACGTCTTGCCATTGTTATGCATCATCCATAAGTTCAAAGCTACACAAATAAGTTAAGTCACTGTTTGCAGAAGCTGTAACTGCGAGTAAGTCTGTTTCATCTAAGTAGAACCCATTGTCTTTACCTACAACAACTAGAGTTGCATCAGCAGGTACGGATACTGTACTAGCTATGGGTACGTAGTTAGAGCCATTATCTACGCTCACCTCAACAGTAACAGTAGCAGCATTTGTACCATCAATGTTTGCAATAATAAGTGTATTTACTTTGGCTACTTTATCTGCAGCAACATCAATAATAGATGCTCTGCTTGTTGTTACTGCACCAGCTACTGTCGTAGGAGTAATACTTGATACATTAATTAAGTTTATTACGGCCATTTATCTTTCCCTTTATCCGAACACGATTGCCATAGCAATAGCAAAACCTTTAGTGGCTGAACTACCACTAGCGTAAGTTTTTAAATCTGTTGCTGGAATAGTCTTCATTGTTCCACCATCATTAACTACAAAGCCATCAGCATCTGCTATTGTTATTGAACTACCAACAGAAGTACCTCCATCTAGTAGATTTAGTTCTCCTGCAGTAGAAGTTACATTAGTACCACCAATGTTTAATGAACCACCAGAAATAAGACCTGTAGTAGTAATAGCAGAAGAGCCTGTATCAATAGTACCAAACCCAGATGTAATACTACCTGAATTTAATGCTCCTGTAGTTACAAGGTTAGGCATTGCAGTTATTTCATCGTCAAAATATGCAGCAAGGTCTGTTACAGCTACTTGAACCATAGTGCCATTATCATTCATAACAACACGGTCTGCATCTGCCACTGTAGTTGATGTAGCAGAAGTACCACCATCTAGTATATTTAGTTCAGTAGCAGAGGCAGTAACAAGTGTACCACCAAGTTTAAGTCCATTGCTACCGTCATGTGAGGCAATGTTAAAATCATTTGAACCGTCACTTACTACTATTGTACCATTAAGTGTAGGACTTGTCAAAGTCTTGTTTGTAAGTGTTTTAGTTGTACTTGCCATAAAAGTGTCAAAGTCACTAACAAGACACTGTTTCATTACATCAGCATCACTAATTACAACACCGTCTGTTGCGGCTAGTGTAACTGTAGCTTGTGTTGTTGCACTACCATCTAGTATGTTTAATTCTGCTGTAGTAACTGTAGCATCGTCTAAGATATTTAACTCATCTGCAGAAGCAGTTAGTCCAACTATATTATTAGACTGACCTGCAATAGTAGCTACATATGCTTTAACAGACTGTTGAGTAGGAATAAGTGTAGCACTATCAGATGACATATTATCTTCATCTACAAACCCTGTTACTGTAATAGTTCCATCAGCTAAACTACCAAAGTTTATTGTTCCTGTAGTTGTAATAGCAGATGAACCAGTATCAATAGTACCAAATCCAGACGTAATTGAGCCGCTGTTCAAGGCACCTACTGTAGTTACATTACCAAGAACATATGTTGAAACGTCAGTCAGTGCGACCTGCTTCATCGTACCGGCGTCATTAACCACTACACGGTCTGCATCTGCTAGTGTTGTAGATGTAGCATTAGTATCACCATCCATAATACTAAGCTCAGTAGGTGTAGCTGTGACTAAAGGACTACTACCGGGATCAGCAGCAAAAGCAGCAATAAAACCTTCATCAGCAGTACTTCCTAAGTCTGGTAGTTTGTATGTGTGATCTGCTGTAGGGTCTACAATAGTTAATGTAGTTTCATGTGCATCTGCTGTTGCACCTTCAAACACAATAGCATTTTCTGCATTCATTGTAACTGTGTCAACAATAGTCTGTGTACCAGTAACAGTTAAGTTACCTGCAACAGTAAGATTATCAGCAACAGTTACTTCTGAAGTACTGTGTCCTATTGTAACAGCAATACCGCTACTTTCAGTAGCAATCTTTAATGCCCCTGTAGCATTCTCAATGTAACTGTTAGAACCATCATGGTAGATGTTAAGATCATCACCTGTACCTACTTTAATCTTAGCATTGTCAGGCATATCTACATGCGTAGCAGGAGACAAAACACCAGCTACAGCTACTGTGCTATCAAATGTTCCTGCACCAGTTACATCTACTGTACCAGCAAAATCTACATTAGCTCCACTAAAAGTAGCTGCAGTAGTTGTACCTGACTTAATGATTAAGTTGCCGCTAGTATTAGTTAATGATCCAAACGTAGTACCAGCATCTTTAACTAAGATGTCACCACCATCAGCATCAAGTATAATATCACCTGCTACGTCTACTGTAAGATCACCAGAAGATAAATCTATTTCTGTACCGTCAATAGTAATATTATCTATAGATACACCTGCATCAGCAGTAACTGCACCTGTAAAAGCAGATGTACCTGTCACAGCAAGAGTACCTGCTGTAGCTACGTTACCTGATGTATCAGCTACTGTGAACTTGTCAGTGTCCATTGTAAGGCCACCGTCAAGTGCTGTAACACCTGTTACCGAGAGAGTACCTGCTGTAGCAACGTTACCACTAGTATCTGCAACAGTAAACTTATTGCTGTCCATAGTTAAACCACCATTGAGGGCAGTTACACCTGTTACAGTTAGCGTACCTATAATAGCAGCATTTTCATCTACATCTAATGTATCTATATGTGCAGTACCGTCTAAGTATAAGTCTTTAAACTCTACAGTACTTTGACCTAAATCAATGTCATTGTCAGTTACAGGGGTTACTAGCCCATCAGAAACACGTAACTGTTCTACTGCAGAACTACTTACTTCAACAAAAACACCAACTCTATTATTGCTAGTATCAACAGCTACTTTATTTAATGCATCTAAGTCAGCAATAAGAGGTACATAAGAACCTTCACTAGAAGACCCATCATGTTTGTGGCCTGTAGTTCCGCTAGAATGAAATGCAAAAGCATCACGTAAAGTATTAAATTCAGTATTTAATGGGTTAGCACGTACAACGGCTGTTGCAACAATGTCTGCCGAAGACTGCCTTACGTAACCTGTCATGTATTATCTCCTATCACCTAATCCGTAAGTCACCGTAACCGCTTGAATAGTGTGGCTAGGACTTGTATTGTTTGTAACATAGGTTAGTGAAATAGAATCCCCTGACCCGCTAATTGAAGTAGTTTTTATTGGTGAAGGATTACCATCATAAATATCTGCTTCATCGTATGTAGTACCAATATCATTATAATAAACTGCCGCATTTGCAGTTGTAAAATTAAAACTAGAAGGTGTAGGTACATCTGAATCACCAAAGTTATAACTAATTCCTAAAGCAACTTCAGTTATTCCCTCTGTTCTAAGAAAAGTTTTTACTTTATAAAACATCTTTCTAATGTCTGTGTCTTGCATAAAGTAATAAGGAGTTTGATATACACTTAAAATATCAGCCCCGTTAAAACTATTACCTGTTTCTTGTCGGTGTATTTTACCTAAACTATCTCCATGAATAATAAACTCAAACTGCCCTATGTATCCACTAGCTACAGCAGTAGCATCTATACCTACAAGTTGACTATACTCAAAAGTAGACTGAGCAGTAGGGCTTTTGCGAATTGAACCCATAAGAGATAACGAAGAACTTTGTTCAAAAAACAATCTAAACTGTGACTTTCTTCTTACTACAACAGCTTTTAGTTTTATTATATCTTCGTTTGTTGAATAACTTTCAAAAGTTTTTTGTATTTCTTTTGATACAGTTTCAAGTTCAACATCACCAATTCTACTTGTACCTGATACTGGGCGAAGACCATCTGGCCCTAAGAAAAGAATATCTCCACCAAATTCTATTACAGTATCTGACGCTACACAACCTAAATCATTAGTAACACTTTCAACTATAAAATTAGAAAAGTTATCTCCTGACAATCTTTTAATAGCATTTTGACCAAAGATATAAAGTTGATTACGAAACCCTATAATTTGGGTAATAACAAAACCTACATTAATTACACCAGCACCATTAGCAGGATCAAAATCTATGTCGTTTAGAGGCGCAGAAAAGTACAGATTAAAAGGTTCAGTAGCATCACCAGCTAAAAACAAATGGTTTGCAAAAGCACTAGAAAACTTTGGTGTAGCAGGAGCATGTTCGTGTGATAACTTTATGTAGTCAGTACCATTATATTTAGCAGCTTGATTTATACCATCAGTAAGTATTAGTACCTCTTCACTCCAATTATGTTTTGAGAAGCGTACAATATCTATGTCAGTAAAACTAGGGTTAGTAGGTCTATACTGCCCTGCACCAGAACCTGCTGTAATATTTCCTGTAACTGCACCCCCTGCTGCTATCTGTGTAATAGTTTTAAAGTACTTTGTGCTACTTACAGTAACTGCACCATTAGGACCAGCAATAGCTTCTGTTTGAGCAACATCAAGAGAATCTGTACCTGTTATAGTAAAGGTTACACCAGAATTATCATTACCTGCTAATCCAGTTATAGTTAATTTTCTTGGCTGTAGAGACGCAGCAGTGTAAAAATTAATTGCTCCACCATCTGCTAATGCACCATTTAAAGTTAAGTTAGCTGCACCACTTGTTGTTTGTGCTGCACATACCCCATCTGTGTCATCTGCTACAAAAGAACTATCTACAGCAGTCCAACCAATAACAGTAGGAGTACCTACTACTGTACTAGAGTGAGAAGAAGTAGCACCTGTTAAAACATTTCCAGCGGCGTGTATAGTAGTAGGGAGTTTACCTAAATCTAATACTATAGAGTTACCTGTTCCATTAGCTGTTTTAGAAATAACAGTTGCGGTAACACCTGTATTAGTAGCATCAGAAGAACTTGTTACAGAAGTAATAGTTTCACCTATAGTAAAACTAGCTGCTTGGTTATCTGTTACTACTACTGTGTAATGATTATTATAAAAATGAAAATAGTTGCTACCCGTTTCAGGTTTTCTTGCAGCAAAAATACCTTGATTAATTTCTCCATTAACAGTCAGACCTAAAACTTTGCCTTCTCCCGGCATAGTACCATAACTATTAGAAAAACCACTTATTCGTCTATACCCACCTTCTAAAGAAGGTTCCATATTAATTAAACTAATAGCACTTCCCGGCATTTTAGAAGACTGTGTAATAGGGTCTACGTTAGTTACTAGACCCCCTGCACAAATAGCAGCAAATGTTTGTAGGTTATCAGCCATATTTAAAACACATTAGATTTAAAAGAACTAGTATTAGAAGAACGTTGTATTACTGTAGATATTACATTAACAGGTTGATCTAATAATAATCTTCGCATCATGTCAATACCATCTTTAAATTTTTTAGTATGTATTTGTGCTGATTGTTCATTTGATCTAAACATCATCATGTACATCATAGCACCATCAATAATTACGTGTTTAAATCTATCAGGTATTAAAGCTGTATCACTGTGTGTTGTTAAATCTGCAGGAAATTTATAATATCTATACTCGACTACATATGCAGCATCAGGTACAGGATGAACACCAAACTTACTTTCTTGAGTTAAGTAAACAAATAAAGGATCATTTCTACCCCCTTCTCCATTTACATCTTCTACAGACCTGTAACTTGATAAATATTGATCGTATGTTAAAAGCGTTAATTTTCTAGGAAGGTTGCCCTCACTTGTAAGACGATTAACATAGAAGGTATCCCAATCGGCTTTAGAGTAGTCAGCAGGAAAAGCATACTGTCCAGTACCTGCAGTTAAAGTTTGTTCATAAGTTATAAGAGCAAAAGGCCACTCTTGAGCGTCCTGTAATATTTCACGTATAGAAGAGTTAATTGCATCTTTAGCTAGTGCCTGTACATTTTTTACAGCGCTAAAACTTTCTGCTTCAATTTGAACTTCATTCAAACGCCTCAGTAACTCATTTGTTAAATTCAAAAATGTTGACATGTTTCTCTCTATTATGTACGATTAGCTGATGAAAAGTATAACCTACAAGAAAGAGTAGCACTAAAGTTATGACTACTTGTAATTCTATGAATTAAAACTTTGTCACCTGCATGTAAATATAATGGGCCAGAACTAATAAATTGTGTGCTGGCTCTGCCTGTTATCTGTTCTTCTAAAACTAATGTATGGTATTCGGTATCATCTTCGTGATACACCTGTATTCCAATATTAGAGTTAGAAGTTTGATCATTAGAAACTAAAAGAAAAACTACCTCTGCTTCATAATTATTAGGGCAAGTAAACAGTAAGGTAGCATTATCAGGATTAGAGGTAGTACTAGCTGAGTTACCTGTTACTGCAGCAAATTTACTTTCTGTTCTAAACTGAGTGCTTGCCATATTTAACTACTCTTAGGGGTAGTTTTTTGCGTAGGCTTCATAGATGCACCACAATTTACATAGCCACCTTTATTCATGCCCATAACTGCGCTTGTACCTTTTGGACTCATCATGCCTTGACTAAACTTATTAAAGGAAGAGTTTCCATACTTATCGTTATCTTCCATAGGTGTCACATTACCGCCTAATGCATACTTACGTTTTTTCATTTTGTTTCCTTAAGGTGTAAATTTGATACACCAATGGGGCCAGCACATAGCCAGCCCCAAAGTATATAGGTTTATTAAATAAGGTCACGTGCAGCTACAGCGGCCTCAGTTTGTGCAGCCGATACATCAGCAACTACTGCGTATACCCGAAGGCGTCCAGTAGCAGGTGCAGCACCAGCAACAACAACGTCAATAGTATCAGCAGCACCAACACATGCCAAAGCAGCAGCAGCAAACGTAGAAGCTGCGCCTGTATTAACAACGTTAGCTTCACCGTTAGTACCTTTTGCAAGGTATGTACCAGCAGCAGCATCTAGTGCAGCACCGTCAATAATGTCATCGCCACCAGCGAAGTCAATATTACAGGTACAAGAAGCCGTAAAGGACTTCATGATTTCTGCACCAGCAGCAACGATAACTGATTCAGCAGGAATTTCTAACAGTTGAAAAATATCCCCATCTGCGCCAGAATATCCAGCAGTAACCATTGCGTCAATATCTAAGATTGCTTCAATGGTTCGTACAGTGTTACCAACATTGGTTGGAACAGCAAGAAC